ATTCGGGGCGAGATAAAGAACGTTGTATTCAACGTTTCGCCGGGTTCGTCGAAGACCGAGGAGGTGGTGATCAACCTGATCGCCCGCGGCCTCGCATTGAATGCCCGCGCCCGCTTCCTGCACATCTCGTATTCGGACGACCTTGCGGTACTGAATTCTGAAACGGCCCGTGAGGTCGTGCGCTCCGAGGAATACCAGCAACTGTGGCCGCGCAAGATTGCGGGCGACGCTGACTCAAAGAAGCGTTGGAATGTCGAGGATAACGGCAAGAAGGCCGGCGGCGTCTACGCTACTTCGCTGGGCGGCCAGATCACCGGTTTCCGTGCCGGGCACATGGCCGATGGGTGGCAAGGCGCCATCCTGATCGATGACCCGCTAAAGGTCGAGGACGCGTACAGCAAAACGAATCGCGACAAGGCGAACCGCAAGATTATCTCGACGGTAAAAAGCCGCCGGGCCAATCCCGATACGCCGATCGTCCTGATCATGCAGCGCCTGGCTGAGGAAGACCCTACGGGCTTTATCAAGGCTGGCAAGGTTCCCGGTGAGTGGACATTCATCGAAATACCCGCGCTGATCACCGACGAGTATGTCGAAAATCTTCCTGAGCACATCCGCCCGATGGTGGATAGTTCGGAGCGAGATGAAGACGGCCGGTTCAGCTATTGGCCATATAAAGAACCGCTGCAGGACTTGCTGGCGTCCGAAAAGGCCGACCGCTATGTGTTCAGCGGCCAGTACATGCAGCGCCCCTCCCCACTTGGCGGCGGCATCATCCAGTCTGGCAAGTTCGTTCGCTACGGCGCGTTGCCTCAGTTGCGCTACCGGAAGATTTACGCTGATACGGCGCAGAAGACTGCTGAACGTAACGACTACAGCGTGTTTCAGTGCTGGGGGTATGGCCAGGACAATCGCATCTATCTGCTCGACCTGATCCGCGGCAAGTGGGAAGCGCCTGAATTGAAGCGCCGAGCCATTGATTTCTGGAACAAACACAAAGCCATAGGCGCTGGCGATCGCGACGCTCCGGCGTTGAGGCAGATGCTGGTTGAGGATAAGGCGTCGGGCACAGGGCTGATCCAGGAAGTCAAATCCGATGGCGGCATTCCGGTCAAAGGCATCGAGCGCACCAAAGACAAACTGACGCGGGTCATGGATGTGGTTAGCCATATCGACGTCGGCAATGTCTGCGTTCCCGAAAACGCACCTTGGGTGAGCGACTTTGTTGGCGAGTGTGATGCATTCACTGCCGACGATACGCACGCACACGACGACCAGATAGACCCGATGGTAGACGCAATCACCGACATGCTGGGTGGTGGCGCGCCTCTTGTTATTTCAGACGACGTAGTCAAGCAACTATCCCGCATGGGACGCACCCGATGAATCGCAAGCAACGCAAACAGGCGCAGATGGCCGCAAGACATGCCACTGCGCCCGCGGTGCGTCAGCCATCGGGAATGCGTATCTCGGCGGATACTGTGCTGGCTATGCGCGCCAAGCCGGCCACGAAATACGCTCCGACGCAGGAGATGTTCAAGCCGTACGAGCCGATGAAGGGCGTTTTGCCTTCTGGCAGAACCGGCAGCAAGCTCGCGATGGATGCCGGGTTCGATCCGGGCGCAGCATTCCAGTTGGCGTCGCTCGAGAACATCAACGGCGCCTTTACGGAAGGCTATGCGTTCCCCGGCTTCACGCTGCTGGCCAACTGGTCGCAGATCCCGGAGTTCCGCAAGCCAGCCGAGGTCTACGCGCGGGAAATGACCCGCAAGTGGATCAAACTGAACGCTACGGGCGAAACGGACAAGTCGGACAAGATCAAGCGTATTGACGCCGAGTTCAAGCGCCTGAACGTGCAGGCCAAGGTTCGCGAGGCAATTGAGCAGGACGGCCTGTACGGGCGCTCGCAAATCTTCATCGACGTTGGCATGGAGTCGGATCAACTCGATCCGGACGAACTGAAGACCGAGTTGATCGAATCGCCGACCAAGGTTGGTATAGGCTCGATCAAACGCCTGACGGTGGTTGAGCCGATCTGGTCATACCCGAACCGGTACAACGCGAACGACCCGCTCGATCCGACGTTCTACAAGCCGATCAGCTGGTTCGTGATGGGCAAGGAGATCCACTCCAGCCGCCTGCTGACGGTCATCACGCGCGACGTGCCAGACATCCTCAAGCCAGCGTACGCATTTGCTGGCCTGTCGTTGTCGCAGATGATCAAGCCGTACGTTGATAACTGGCTGCGCACCCGTCAGTCCGTGTCTGACCTGATCCACGCCTTCACGGTGTGGACGCTCAAGACGGACATGAGCAATCTGCTTAACGAGAATGGCGTTGAGCAGTTTTACCGGCGCATGCAGGTTTTCAACCTTGGCCGGGATAATCACGGTGTCAATGCGATCAACAGGGACACGGAGGAGTTTGACAACATCTCCGCGCCGCTGGGCAGCCTTGACAAGTTGCAGGCGCAAGCACAAGAGCAGCAGTGCGCGCCGACCGGTCTCCCGTTGATCTACCTGACCGGCATCACGCCGGCTGGCCTGAACGCTTCGTCGCAAGACGAGATCGAGGTGTTCCAGGACACGGTCGCGGCGAACCAGGAGATCTACACGCCGATCGTTTCGAAGATCCTTAACCTAGTGCAACTCTCGCTATTTGGTGAGATTGACCGGGAAATCGGCTTCGAGTGGCAGCAGATGAAAGTCGTGTCGGAAATGGACAAGGCGAACATCCGCAAGGTCAATATGGAAACGGATGCGACGGCGATTGGCGCAACCATTCTGTCTCCCGACGAATCACGCAAGCGGATCGCCGCGGAAGAAGATTCTCCCTACCATGGGCTGGATCTGAACGTTGATTTGCCTGAGCCGCCGGATATTACGTCTGGTCCGATGGGGCATGCCGAGAAGTTGAGTGGCGTGAGAGAGGAAGAAGAGGAAACAGCCTAGCCGTATTTGATGGCTCGGATGCGTCGAACCATCTCGGTTAGCTCAACTTCCAGCGCATCGAATCGCGGCTTGCCTGCGCTGTCGGTCATGCCGTTCGACAGTTTGAACATGTCGAGCTCGGTGTCCAGCAAATCGGACAGGTTGAACCGGGCAGACAGTTCATCGTTCTCGCCGACATACACCACGACGCGCTGCGATTCTTCATGGTCGTAGCCGACGTAGTCAACTTCCACATCCTGTTTCATCTGGGTACTCCATGGGTCTCGTATCGCCTACCGGGAAGGACGTTGTCCTGCGCCCGGTGAGGCCCAATGCGGGCGTTGAGGCCGCGTACAACAAGGCATTGCAGGCTTGGGTAGATGCAATGCACAAATCGCTTCTGTACTGGATAACGGCACAGTATAGAGCGAATCCTCCGCCCTCCTTGGCGCAGGACGCCGGGATGGAATCGTTCCGGGATGGCAGTCCAGCCAATGCAATGCGCCGGTCGATTCACCGCATGTCTCGGCGCTGGATGAAAGCATTCGACAAGGGGTCTCAGGATCTCGCGAAATACTTTGTCGACAAGGCAGCTGGCACGACGGATGTGCAGTTGAAAGACATTCTCAAGAAGGCAGGTTTCACGGTCGAATTCAAGTCGACCGCGGCAATCAACAATGCCATGCAGGCGGCGATCGGCGAAAACGTCTCGCTGATCAGCAGTATTGCCGAGCAGCATCTCAGCGAGGTTGAGGGTCTGGTAATGCGCTCCATGCAGCGCGGCCGAGATCTTGGCTCGCTGACCGAAGAGTTGACTAACCGGTATGACCTGACAAAGCGCCGGGCAGCATTCATCGCTCGAGACCAGTCCAACAAGATGACTGCGGTCATCAATCGTACCCGGCAGGTCGAACTGGGCATCACCCAGGCGCGCTGGCGTCACTCACACGGCGGCAAGCATCCTCGCAAGTCCCATGTCGAAGCCAGCCAGTCTGACGGCGGCAAGGGGAAACTCTACGACGTCACCAAAGGTTGCCTGATCGACGGCGAAATGATCTGGCCCGGCGAGCTGCCAAACTGCCGCTGCACCGCTCAATCAGTGATACCCGGTCTTGGATAAATCATGGCAATAGCATCACTCGAAGTAACTGGCATCGCCTTCATGAGCGCTACGCCGGTATCCCAATCCATTGCGATTCCAGAAACGGGAACGCCTACCGTCGCACTGGTGACGAACATCAGCGATGAGGTCGCATTTGTGGCGCTCGGGGACGATACGGTAGAAGCGACTCAGTACGAGTCAGTTGCGGTTCTTCCGCGCAGCCCGGTTGCGCTCACCATCGGTGCAGCAACCAACATCGCAGCGGTAACGCTGAATGGTGTGGCTGGCCTGAATATCGCGTTCGGCACCTGATTACTGCAGTGGCTTGTATTCCTTTGGTCCGCTCAGACAGTAATCCAGCATCTGCTTCTTTAGCGCGAATCCGCCAGCGTTAGCAAACCGGTCATCGAAATAGACCGTGTTGATGATTTTTTTGAAGTCTACGTCGGAAATAAATCGGCTTCGATAGGCGCCCAGGAATTTCGCTGCGTCCTGCGGCGATTGATTGTGGTCGCGCATATCCGCTGCGCCGCGATAAAGATCGGCCTTGAGCGCGCACGCCGAAACGTCATCCTGCGTTACCGCAAAAACAGAAGTTGATGCAACCAGCATCAGCAAAGCAAAAACGGTTTTCATCTCTTTCCTCATTCGCCCTTGGCGATAGTTTTAACTCGTTGATCCTACAACGGAAGCCCGCGTTAGTGCGTGCTTTTCAATACATGCCGACTCTAGTAACCGACCTTGCGATGGATAAGGCTATGCAGCCTGCTCTGTTGAATCGGCGCTGCATGGCATTCGATCGCGGCAGTGTCCGGTCATTCGACCAGGACGGACGCTTGCATGTCGAAATCACGCACATCAGTAAGGCAAACGTCTGCCCTTACCGCGGCGACGAGATCCCCGATCACGAAAAGCTCGGACTCGAGCCAAACCGCATTTACATGCTGTTGCGTGATCCGGCGGAACTGGAGAAAGGCGCATCGACCGCCAATAACCTTCCAGTCCTGAACGCGCACATCCCCGTTAGCGCGGTCGACCACAAGCCAGAAAACGTGGTTGGTGCGACCGGCTCGGATGCTGTTTTCAACGCGCCCTACCTCGATAACTCGATGGTGATCTGGGTGCAGGACTCGATCCAGAAGATCGAAGACGGCTCGGAACAGGAACTCTCAAGCGCGTACTACTACGACGCCGATATGACGCCCGGCACTTACGAGGGCGAGCACTACGACGGCGTGATGCGCAATATCAGATTCAACCATGTGGCACTTGTGCCAAAAGGCCGCGCCGGGCCGGATGTGATGGTCGGCGACTCCTCTCTTGAAAACACTGGAGCTTTGAATATGAGCAAGCAGTCCCTCAGCAAGAAGGCCGTTCTCGCCAAGGGGGCCATGCTGGCTGTCCTGCGGCCGAAGATGGCCGCAGATGCAAAACTCGACCTGGACAAGATGCTGGCCGGCGTCACGAACAAGAACTGGGCCGAAAAAAAGCCCGCTCTCGTTGCTGCAATCAAGCCATTGCTGGCTAAAGACGCAGACCTGGCCGACGTGGTCGAACTCCTCGACAAACTCGACGGCGAGCAACCTGATGACGATAACGTCGCACAGGACGAACCGGATCCGAAGTGCGCCGAAATCCTCAACATGCTGCGCGGCAAGATCAGCGATGAAGACCTCGCGCAGATCGAGGCCAAGATGTCGGCGCCCGCTGCTGGCGCGGTCAAGCCCCAAGCCACGGACGAGCCGGTGCAAACGCCCGGCGCAGCCAATGCCAACCCGAAGGACGACGAAAACAAGAAGCCGATTCCGGGCGCGAACGACGACGATGACGGCGTGAGCCAGGCCGCGATGGACAAAGCAATCAAGTTGGCGGTCGACGCTGCACGGGCAGACACCAAGGCTCAGACCCTGGCGCTGTTCCGCGGCATCCAGGAAGCCGAAGACCTGGTGAAGCCTTACGTGGGCAAGTTGGCTGTCGCGATGGACAGCGCAGAGGCCGTGTACAAGACGGCGCTCGAAATGCTGAAGGTCGACATCAAGGGTGTTCACCCCAGCGCGTTCAAGGCAATCCTGACCGCCCAGCCGAAGCCCGGCGCAGAAGTGAAGCCGCGCATTGCTCAGGATAGCGGCGCATCGGTTTCGGCTGACTTCCTCGAAGCGTTCCCGGACGCCAACCGCATCAGCCGCTAATCATTCAGATACAGGAGTTGAATCATGGGTTTTCCGCAACAAGTGAATGTGCAGGCGGCACCGGCGGTACTGGGTGACTTCTGCGACTCGAATCCGCGCGCAACGGTCGATGCCGGCCAAGGCGCGCTGGTAGTGGGCCCGAATGGCCTGTCGGTCGGCCTGTTCGCGTGGATCGATCCGACCGATGGCCGGTCGGTGAACAACTACGGCGCAGGTGCGCCGGATGGTTTCGTGCACCGCGACCAGCAAGCGATCATCACGCAATACCTAGCCGAAGAAACGCTGGCGCTGTCGCAAGGCTTCCCGGTCACGCTGTTCAACGCAGGTGGCTTCTGGGTGGTGAACGCGGGCGCGAGCACGACCCTTCCGGGTCAGGCTGCATTTGCCAACAACTCGACCGGTGCAGTCCAGTTCGGCACGAACTTCACGGGCGCAAGTGTCACGGGCGCGATCGCCGCGAACGTGGTGACGGGCTCGATCGCCGGCACCACGCTGACGGTATCGGCAGTCACGACCGGCGTTCTGACCGAAGGCCAGACGATCAGCGGTACGAACGTCACCGCCGGTACGCAGATCCTGGCGCAGTTGACCGGCACGCCGGGCGGCGTTGGCACGTATCAGGTCAGCACCCCGCAAACGGTGGCCAGCACGACCATCACTGGCTCGGGCGGCACGCTGACGGTATCGGCTGTGGCGTCGGGTGTGCTGGGACTCGGCGATGCGCTGACTGGCTCCGGCATCACCGCTGGCACGGCAATCAACGGATTCCTGACGGGCGCGGGCGGCACGGGCACGTATGCAGTGAATATCGGGCAAACCGCAGCGTCGACCACGATCACGGTCGCCGCGGGTACTGCTACGAAATGGGTCGCTTCCTCGATCGGTGCGCCGGGCGAGTTGGTGAAGATGACGACCTGGAAGAACGGCTAACCCGCCACCCGTCCAACAACTGATGCATGGCCGCCTTTAGGGCGGCTTTTTTTATTGCTCAAAGGAATCTGACCATGCCTAAGATGGCGTATGACATGTCGCCGCAGGAACAAAGTGCGGCGATCGACTACCACCGTACCCGCTGGGGTATCGACTTCAACGGGCCGCGTGCGTTCTGCCGCCCGGAGTGGAAGGAAAACATCGAGCTGGCGATGGATGCCCAGCCGCAACTGGTGACGACGCCGAACACGGGCGTTCCGGCTTACCTGACGTTCTTCACTGATCCGGACATTCTCCGCGTGCTCACCGCAGCGAACGAAGGCGCCGAGATTTTCGGCGAGAAGCAGAAAGGCGAATGGACCTCGACCACGCTGATCTTCCCGGTTGTGGAGCGCACGTACGAAGTCTCGAGCTACGGCGATTACAACAACAACGGTCGCGCCGGCATCAACACGAACTTCCCGGAGCGCCAGCCGTATCTGTACCAGACCGTGGTCGAGTACGGTGATCTGGAGATCGAACGCGTTGGCCTGGCGAAGATCGGTTTCGTCGCTGAGCAGAAAGAAGCGGCGATCGACGGCCTGAACAAGTTCGGCAACCTGACCTACTTCCGAGGTGTGGCTGGCCTGCAGAACTACGGCTGCCTGAACGATCCGTCGCTGCATCCGGCAATCGCTCCGGCGCCTAAGGCTGCTGGTGGCAATGCGTGGATGAATGGCAACGTGGTGGTTGCTACCGCGAACGAGATCTTCACCGACATCCAGTCGGCTGTTATCCAACTGATCAACCAGTCGGCCGGCCGCGTCAATACAAAGAGCAAGTTTGTTCTGGCTCTCTCGCCGGCTCGCGAAGGTGCGATGACTGCAACCAACACGTTCAACGTGAACGTGGCCGCGTTGCTGAAGAGCAACTTCCCGAATCTGGAAGTGAAGACGGCTGTTCAGTACGGCGCACTCACCGCGCAGAACCCGCAAGGCTCGGCGCTCGGCGAAATCATGCAGCTCTGGTGCCCGGACGCAACCGGCCAGGATTCGGGCTATTGCTCGTTCAACGCCAAGTTGCGTGCAGGTCCGGTGGTGCGTGAACTGAGCGCCTATAAACAGAAGCTCTCGCAAGGCACCAGCGGCTTCATCATGCGGCAGCCGTTCGCCATGTCGACCACGGTCGGCATCTAAACAGTTGCTGTAACCGCGCGCCTAGAGTCATTCTCAAAAACCGGCTGACCGTACCGGCTGGCGCGCGGCCCCTCTTTCGGTCATTCATATAGGCGGTCAATATGGCAACGCAAGAAAGCACCCTCCATCTCAAAAAGAACAACGACGTCGCATCGAATGCCACCGTCACCGTGGCCAGCAAGATGCCGTTCGATTTCACGCTGAAACTGTACGACTTTGTTGAGCGCGCTGAACCTGTTCTGGGTGGCGGCATGCGCAACGTGAAGGTCGCGCAGGAGCGTCGCAATACGAAGTCGTTCATCGTGCAAGGCAATTCCTTCCCGCAGAACAAGGGCGCTCACCAGCAGATCGTTAGCGGGTTCGCATTCACGCACGGCATCCCGAAGGCATTCTGGGACGAGTGGCTCGAGCAGAACAAGGACGCCGACTACATCGTCAACAGCATGTTGTTCGCTCACGCCGATAGCGCAAGCACGGCGGCAGAAGCGAAGGAAAAAGAGAAGTTGCCTTCGAACGTAGACCGCCTCGATCCGAACAACCTTCCGAAGGGTCTCCAGACTTCGGACATGCGTAGGGCATCGTAATCATGAATGGCGTTGTGGTCTTCGACTATACGGCGTGGGCCGCACGCTATCCAGAGTTGGCTTCGTCAGTGGCGCAGCCGCTCGCGCAGCAGTATTTCTGCGAAGCGCAACTGTATTGCGACAACACGCCATGCAGCATCATCCAGGATCTGTGCAAACGGGCGATGCTGCTCAACATGATGACCGCCCACATCGCGGCATTGAACGCGCCGCTCAATGGGCAGCCATCAAGCCCGCTGGTCGGGCGCATCAATAGCGCGACGGAAGGCAGTGTATCTGTCGGCACCCAGTTGGACATGCCGCCCGGCTCGGCCCAGTGGTATTCGCAGACGAAGTATGGCCTCGCCTTCTGGCAGGCGACGTCCCAGTATCGAACGATGCGATACGTTCCCGGCCCAGTCCCGCCGGTTAATCCTTGGGGCATCGGGTATCGAGGCTTTGGGAGGTTCTGATGGCTAACATCGCCTTCGCGGGCGGCGCGGCACTCGAAGCAAAGTTGCGTGAGATTGCCGAGCGCGCGGGAGCGCCAAAGGCTGTGCGCGTTGGATTCCTTGAGGGGGCGACATACCCTGATGGAACGCCGGTAGCTCTCGTCGCGGCAACTAATGAGTTCGGTGGCTCCGTGACAGTGCCGGCTCATGATGTCACAATCAATCGCAACATCAACAAGGACGGATCGTTTGCCAACGATGGAAAATTCGCCAAGGCTGATAAAGCGAATTTTCAGACCACGCATCATGTTGAGGAATACACGATAGAAATACCTGCTCGCCCCTATTTCCGCAGTATGGTCGAAAAGAACAAGGGTGCATGGTCTAGTGATCTAGGAAAAATTATCGTCGCGTCGAATTACGACCAAGATCTGTCGTTAGGTCGCATGGGTAAGCGCATCGAAGACCAGTTGCAGGAGTCCATTCGTGAGTTTAACTACCCGGAAAACGCAAAATCGACGGTCGACAAAAAGGGTTTCAACGATCCGCTAGTTGACTCGGCGCACATGCTGAACAGTGTCGCATCGGAAATCAAGCCTGGAGATGGATCGTGAACCTGCACCAGATAGTCTCCGGTGCGATCGGCGCGATCAACCCATTCCACACGGCGACCGTTCAGTACAGCTCAGGCTACACAACCTCTGCTGATGGGTCTCAGGTTCCGCAATACACCACCGTATCCGGCGTGCAGGTTCAAGTACAAGCCCTGAGCGCGAAAGAATTGCAGCACCTCGATTCCCTGAATATTCAGGGTGTGTTGCGGGCCATCTATCTGAACGGAGACGTCCAGGGAGTTGATCGTCCTCTTGGCAAGGGTGGCGATCTCTTCACGTTACCGACTGGCAATTGGCTCACGACTACGGTTCTCGAGACGTGGGATGGTGGATGGTGCAAGGTCGCTGTGACGCTACAGGAAAACTAGAGCATGGCCGCCACCGTATCAATCACAGAAACGCAAGCGTTGACGGTTTTGCGGGCATTCATCCTGTCACTAGTTGATCTGGATGGCGACCATGTGATCCGCGGCCTGAAGAATCGTGCGGCGATGCCGTCCGGTGATTTCATTGTGATGACGCCGCTATTGAACACGCCGCTCTCGACCAACGTCGAGACATATACGCCGGCTGGAAGTCTCGCTAACAACAAACGGTCAACCCAGTTTGGCGTACAGATCGACTGCTACGGCGACCTTTCCATGGATCGGGCAAACATGCTTTCGATCATGGTTCGCAGCGATTACGCGTGCCAGCAGTTCGCTCAGTCCGGTCTGGATATGCAGCCCCTGTATGCCAGCGATGCCGCGCAACGCCCGTTTGTCAGTGGTGAGGCGCAATACATCGAGCGATGGGGATTTGACGCCGTAATGCAGATCAACCCTGTTGTTACCGTTCCACAGCAATTCGCCGATTCGCTCGATGTTGGCCTGATCGACGTCGACGTCGTGTACCCGCCTTAACCAGCATCAGCCGCCCACCACCCCGAACCCCGCCATGTGCGGGGTTTTTGCATTTGAGCGCCGGAAACGGCCCACCTGGAGTTTTACATGAGCATTCCTGCCTCGGACATTGTCGATGTTCAGCCGGGCGTCGTTGGCGCGGGCGGATCGGCATTTGACCTGAACGGCCTGATTCTGACAGCCGATACCTCTGTGCCGATCGGCACTGTCATGTCGTTCGCAAATGGTGACGACGTCGATGCATTCTTCGGTGCGACGGCGCCTGAGGCGATTTACGCAGGGAACTATTTCCTGTCGTATGTGAATGCGACGAAGACGCCGGGTGCAGTTCTGTTCGCCCAGTATCCGACCGCCAGCGTATCGGCATACGTGCGCGGCGGTTCTGTCGCCGGCCTCACGCTCACGCAATTGCAGGCTTTGTCCGGCACGCTGATCGTGACCGTGGATGGAACGCTCAAGACTTCCACCTCGATCAACCTTTCGGCCGCAACAAGCTTTTCCAATGCGGCAACGATCATCGCTGCAGGCTTTACGTCGCTCGGCGGCACGGTCAGCTACGACAGCCAGCGCGCAGCGTTCAAGATCACGTCGTCCACGACTGGCGCGACGTCCACGATGAGCTTCGTGTCAGGAACGCTCGCGGCCGGCCTGAACATGACCGCCGCTACTGGCGCTGTTACGTCGCAGGGTGCCGTTGCTGGTGTGCCTGCCACCAACATGCAGGCCATCGTCCAGATCTCGCAGAACTGGGCCGCATTCATGACCGTGTTCGAACCGATCACTGCCGACAAGATGGCGTTCGCGGCGTGGGTCAACTCGAAAAATAACCGGTACGCCTACGTAGGCTGGGACACCGATGCTCAGGCCATCGTGCAGAACAGCACGACC